GTTTGTGAAGGAGTGGGATCGTCGGTGTGCGGAGTTGAATATTCATCCTGAGCGGACGCAGTCTGTGATTGATTCGTTGTTCAGGTTGGCGTCGGATGGGGATGTGAAGGCGGCGTCGTTGTATTTGCAGTACATCGACAAGTTCACGCCGAAGCGGCGTGTCGTTGTTGATGATGAGCGTGCTGCTTCTGGTTTGTCGGATTTGGAGCTGGCTGACGAGTTGGAGGCTTTGGTTGCGGAGTTTCGCGATGTCGAGGTTGGCGATGAGGGCTGATCGGGCGGAGCGTATGCGTTTGTTGCGGGTCGAGCGGTCTGAGCGTCGTGCTAAGGTGCGTCGTGAGGTGTTCGCGATGCATGCGAAGGGAGGCCCTTGTTGGGTGGGAAGGTGTTGCCAGGAGATGAGGGTCAGGGTTGGCGGGAGGAAGCTTTCGGAGAGCGCCCTGTTTTAGGCCCGTGGGGGGATCCGTTTCATGGTTCTGATGCTGACGTGGTGTTGGAGTGCGGTGTTGAGAATCCTGAGGTGTGCGAGTCGTGTCAGTGAGGGTGTGGGTGGTGTGCGGGTCGGTGACGGTCCTGTTCGGGTTTATTGCCTTTACGGTTTGGGGTTTGGGTCGGACGTTACAGTCGTTGTTCGATTAGGTGAAGGTTTGGATTGATCAGGATCTTTGCACGGGTGATGGGATCTGTGCCGAGATCTGCCCCGACATCTTTGAGATGCATGACGACGGGTTGGCTTACGTCAAGGAAGAGCATTGGAAGTCGCTTGCTGGTCCTGATGGCGGCAAGGGTGATCCTGTGTTGAAGATGGCTGAGGGGACGGCGTCGGTGTCTGAGGAACTCCTCGACGCTGTTATAGAGTCTGCTGAGGAGTGCCCTGGTGAGTGTATTTTTATCGAGGTGGGTTGATGCCTGACGTTTGTTGGCAGTACAGGAAGGGCTTCCCACAGGTCGGGGTGCATGCGTGGGGGTCTTATTCGACTCCTGCGAAGTGGGATTGGGAAGAGTGCCGGCATTGCGGCCAGATGCGTAATGTCACGCCTCGGTGAGCTTCGCCAGGAGGCGGAGTGGCGTAAGTGTGTTCGTAGTGAGAAGTATTTCTTGGAGCATTACTGGTATATAGCTCATCCTGCTGAGGGGCGTATCCTGTTCAGGTTGCGGAAGGCTCAGGCTGAGGCTTTGGAGCATTGGGGCGAGTACCGGTATTCGTTGTCGTTGAAGGCCCGTCAGATTGGTTGGACGACTTTGGTGGCGGCGCACCAGTTTTGGTTGGCGTTTTTTCATGCTGATCAGAACATTATTGATTTGTCTCGTACTGAGCGTGAGTCGGTGTTGTTGTTGCGTAAGTCGAAGTACGGGTTTTCTCACATGCCGAGGTGGATGGTGGATCGGGGGCCGAAGTCGCTGATTGAGCATCAGCAGAAGATGGGGTTTGCGAATGGGAGCCAGATTACTTCGATGCCTTCGGCATCCGATCCTGCTAGAGGTGAGTCGGCTACGTTGGTTGTGGTTGACGAATGGGCGTTCCTTCCGAACGCTGAGGAGGCGTGGGCTTCTATAGAGCCGGTTGCCGATGTTGGTGGTCGCATTATCGGCTTGTCGACGGCGAACGGGTCTGGGAACTTCTTTCACGGGCTGTGGGTGGGTTCGACGACTGGTGCGAACAAGTTTGAACCGATGTTTTTTCCGTGGTCTGCGACTGAGGATCGTGGGCCGGCGTGGTATGAAGAGAAGAAGCAGTCGATGTTGCCGTGGCAGCTCGCTCAGGAGTATCCGACGACGCCTGAGGAGGCGTTTGTCAAGTCGGGTAATCCTGTGTTCGACCTGGACTTGTTGGAGGAGATGCAACGGCATGTCAGGTTTGGCGAGTCGGGGTATTTGCACAGGGTGTCGGCTAGGGCTGTGGAGTTTCGGCGGTGAGTTTGGAGGTGTGGGCGCATCCGAATCCGCAGCACGGCTATGTGATGGGGGTGGACACGGCGGAGGGTTTGGGCCATGGCGATTATTCGTGCGTCCACGTTTTGGATTTGAACACGGGGGAGCTGGTCGCTGCGTGGCATGGGCACATTCCGCCTGATGCCCTGGCTGACGAGGTTTTGTCTCTGGGGCTGTGGTATCGGGATGCTTTGTGTTGCGTCGAGTCGAACAATCATGGTTTGACGACGATCACGATGTTGCGCCAGTTGGGGTATCCGAATCTGTTTCGGCGCCGTTCGTTGAATCAGGCGACTTCTAAGGTGTCGCAGGAGTTTGGGTGGAAGACGACTCGGACGACGAAGCCGTTGATGATTGACGATTTGTCGATGGCGTTGAGGAATGGCGAGTTGACGATTTATGACCGGCATACGATTGCGGAGTTGCGGACGTTTGTCCGCAACGACCGTGGGTCGATGTCGGGGTCGCCGTATGACGACCGTGTGATCGCTTTGGCTTTGGCGAATCAGATGCGGAAGTACGCGTATGCCCCCGAGTTTGTGCAGAAGGTTGACGATTACTGGACTGTCGACTGGTTTGCCCGTTTGGCGGAGCGTTCTTCCGCTGTGGGTGATGATTTGAGGATCGGTGGGGCGACGGTGCGTGGGACACCGCATTTGTCTAAGTAGGGATCCCTACAATCCGAGAGGTGCCTTTATGGCAGTGAAGAACTTCGTGGCGTTTACCAGCGGCACGGAAACCATCGATGGCCCGAAGGGTCAGAACAACAAGATGGAACGCGGCGGGTCTGTCGTGTCTAACCCGATTTGGGAGCCTGCGGCTCCGCAGTCTCCGAAGCAGCGGTTCAGCGACCCGAAGTACGCCAATCAGACTGGCGGCTACGGTGAGATCTCGGTGCGTGAAACGCCGGTCAACCAGCACGGCATCGTCGGTAAGGTTGAGCCTGCGAAGCCGCAGCCTGACCTGAAGGGCCATAACGCAGCTCCGCACACTAAGCGTCCGTAACTGTGGCGGTTCTGCCACCTGATGCGACGTTTGATGATTTCGTTTCATACACGGAATCTCTTCGGGGGCCTCTGGGTTCGGATGAACTCAGAGACCTCTGGGAGTGGCGTCAGAAACTCCTGACGTTGCGCGTTGACACGAAGGCGGGTTACCGCTCCCAGTTGCCTGCCGACGAGCAGCATCTGTCGAAACGCGAAGTTGACGAGAAGCGGTTCGCTGAGGCGAAGTCGACGGGCCGCAACATTGAAAGGCTTCCCGAGAAGGCGACGTTCTGATGCCTCGTAAGACTCGTAGCGAAACCCTGGATCAGTACCGGCAGCGCATTGACCGTGCGCGTCGTTGGCGCGACCAGGAGGGGCTTGACGAGACTTGGTGGCGGCTCAACGATTTGTACCGTGGGCGGCACTGGCCTCGGACGACGACGGCGCAGCGTGATCTGATCGCTGTGAATCTGTCGTTTTCGACGGTGAATGTGATCGCCCCGTCGGTTTCGGTGAATCATCCGAAGATCGTTGTTGCCGCCAACGAGTCTGAGAACAGCGACAGGGCCGTGTTTGTGGAGGCTGTCGTGAACCACATGTGGCGGCATCACGATTTCCGCACCCCGTTCCGTAGGGCGGTGAAGGATTTCCTGATTTTCGGCCATGGTTGGGTCAAGGTGGGGTGGAAGTTTGTCGAGCAGGAAATGTCGCTGTCTGATTCCGAGCAGCAGGAGTTGCTTGATCAGGCCATTTCTGAGGTGGATGCGTTTGCCGCTGAGGCGCCGGCTTTGGCCGGCGGTCTCCCCACTGACGAGGAGATGGCTGCAAACGTCCCACAGACGGCGATGATGGTTGTCGAGGATCAGCCGTTTGTGGAGCGGGTTTCCCCGTTCGACATTTACGTCGATCCTGAGGCGACCTGCATGGATGACCTCACCTGGATTGCTCAGAGGATTGTCCGCCCGTTGGAGGAGGCGCAGAACGACAAGCGGTATCGGCCTTCGGTGCGGAAGCAGTTGACGGCTGATGGTGGGGTGAACCCCATGTATGCCGCCCAGTACCTTGACAACAGGGAGTACCTGTTTGATGAGGAGCGGGTGACGATCTGGGAGTATTACGACATTCGTTCCAACACCATGTCGGTGTGGGGGGAGACAACCGACGAGTTCCTGGTCAACCCGTTGCCGATGCCGTATGCGTATGGGCAGCCGTTTGTGATGATCCGCAACTATGACGTTCCCGATTTCTTCTACCCGATAGGCGACTTGGAAGCCATCGAGTCGTTGCAGCTTGAACTTGACAAGACGCGTTCACAGTTGATGAACGACAGGAAGCGGTACGCCCGCAAGTACCTGTTCCACGAACGGTCTTTCGGCCCTGAGGGGCGTGAAGCTCTCGAATCCGACGAGGATGGGCGCATGGTGCCGGTGGTGGATGAGAACAAGCCACTGTCTGATGTGGTTGTTCCGATGCCACAGGTGCCGATCTCACCCGAGATTTACGCCTACAGCGAGATTATCGAAACGGATATCAACACCGTGTCGGGGATCTCGGAGTATGCCAGGGGTGCGATGCCTGAGATTCGTCGCACCGCAACTGAAGCGTCGATTATTGCTGATGCCCAGAATGCGAGGGCGTCGGACAAGCTTGCCATCGTGGAGTTGTCGATAGCGATGATTGGTCGGCGCGTCATCCAGTTGTTGCAACAGTTTATGACTGGTGAGTCGACGGCCCGTGTGGCGGGCGCCCCAGAGGACTTGTTTGTGCCATTCGGCCGTGAGGACATTGTCGGCGAGTACGATTTCACGGTCGAGGCGGGTTCGACACAGCCGTTGAATGACACGATCCGCAAACAGCAGGCTGTATCGCTACTCAACGCCATGGCTCCGCTTGTAGGCACTGTGATCAATCCGCAGGCGTTGGCCGCCCATGTTCTCAAGACCGGTTTCGATATCAAGGATCCCGAACGGTTCCTGATGCAACCCCAGGCTGGACCGCAGGCGGGAGGCCCCGAAGGCCCACCCGCCGCTCCCCCTGGCGGGGCTCAGGGACCAACCAGGGCTGCGGCACCCCCCACGCCGCTCCCTGGGGCACCGCTGGAAGGGGCTTTCGCTCCGACCGGCGGGGTTCCTCCCGAGCTGCTCTTGCAGTTGGAGAACCAGATGGGACTTGAACTTCCCGCGCTGTAACCCCACCATGTGGGACAGCGTGATTTGTGTTATAGGAGCAACCGTACTGGACTCCCCAGAAGGGACATGAAGTGCCCGAAGAAAACATGGAGGCAACGGAACCCGTTTCGGCGGACACCCCCGAGGTTTCATCAGAAGCAACGACAGAGCCTGGAGGCGCCTACACCGTCAAGGTTGATGGTGAGGAGTCGCAGGTCAGCCTGTCGGAGCTTCAAGACGGTTACCAGCGTCAGGCGGATTACACCCGCAAGACGCAGGAACTGGCAGAAGAACGTCAGCGTTTGCAGCAGGCTGAGGCGATTGCTTCAGCTTTGGAAACCGACCCAGCAGGCACCATAGCGGCGCTTTCGTCGGCTTTCGGCGTGACGGACAACTTGCCGGCCACCGAACCGAACTATTCGGACGGGGTCGAGGAGGATCCGACGACGAAGCGGCTGGTTCAGCTTGAGGCCCAGGTCGCACAGCAGGCGCAGACACACAGACAACAGGCTTTAGAGCGCGAAGTTCACAAACTGAAGAGCAAGTACGGCGATTTCGACACGGCAGAGCTGTTTCGGCATGCTTTGACGAATCGGATTCCCAACCTGGATGCTGCTTTCACGCACATGAAGTACGGGGAAGTGGCGGACACGGCTGAGAAGCTCCAGAAGGATCAGGAGATCACCGACGCGAAACGCGACGCCACGAAGGTGGCGAGCGGGGGCGGCACCCAAGCGGGGGCTGTTGTGTCGGATGGTGGTTCTGACGGGAAGCCGTCTTCTCTGAGGGAAGCGTTCGCTCTCGCGAAGAAGCAACACGGCACCTAACAAACCCTTAGGGGGGTGAGAAACTTATGGCTGGCAACAGCAACTTTGATGAGATTCTCTCCACCACGCTACGGAACTACGTCCCCAAGCTGACAGATAACATCTTCAGCGCAAGGCCGTTGTTCTACGCTCTGACGAACGGCCAGACCATTCGTCGCATCAGTGGTGGTGCGAAGATCGTCGTCCCGATCATTTACGGGACCAACTCGACCGCTGGTTCATACAGTGGCACGGATACTATCGACATTACGGCTCAGACCGGCATTAGCGCCGCTGAGTACGACTGGGGACAGTATGCGGCCACGGTGACCATTTCAGGCATCGAGGAAGCCAAGAACAACGGTGAGGCTCAGATCATCGACCTGCTGGAAGGCAAGATCTTCCAGACGCAGGAAACCGTCATCGAGAACATGAACACCATGTTCTGGGCTGATGGGACTGGCAACAGCAGCAAGGACTGGAACGGGCTGGCGAACATTGTCGGCGGCACGGGCGTGACCCTTGGTGGAATCGATCCGACTGCCTCAGGCAACTCGTGGTGGAAGTCCACCGAAGTCGATCAGAGTGGTGCGATCACTGTAGCCAGCATGGCTAACATCTATAACACCATTTCGGTTGGTAACGACCAGCCGACGATTGGCATCACCACGCAGGCTTTGTACGAGAAGTACGAGGCACTCTTGGAGAGCCAGATTCGGTACACGGATACCGACATGGCTGACGGCGGGTTCCAGAACCTGCTGTTCAAGGGCTGCCCCGTGACCTTCGATGACGCCGCTGCCTCTGGTCAGTTCCTGTTCCTCAACACCAAATACCTGCAGTTGGTCGCCCACAGCGATGTCTGGTTCAAGCCGACACCGTTCGTGCGCCCAACCAACCAGGACGCTGTGTTCTCACAGTTGCTCTGCTACGGGCAGCTCACATGCAGCAACCGTGCCCGACAGGGCTTCATGCACTCGGCTACCTGATCCTGATGGGACGAGGATTCGCTTACGCCCACAAGGTTGGCTCACGCCCATACGGGCAGCCCGCTGGCGACCATTATCGGGAATCGACTCCACGGCCTCAAACCGTGGGGCCTTCCCGAAACGTCCAGCAAGTCAACCCGATAGGCGGCGAACCCGTTGTCCCAGAATCGGTCAGGTGCAGCTCTCTGACCCGCGACGGGGCGCCCTGCAAGGGGCGTCCCGTCGGGGACGGAGACTTGTGCGTCTTCCATAGGGAGTAACCGTGGACATTTCGACCATGAGGTCGTATGTCCGCTCAGTGGTCGACATCGACTCGTCGGACATTTCCGACGATGTGATGAACCGTTTCCTGGGCGAAGCCTACGACGTGATCGTCTACTCGGAGAAACGCTGGCCGTTCTTCGAGGCGGCTACCACGTTCAACACGGTCAAAGACCAGAAGGACTACACGGTCGCCGTTGTGGGCGCGGCGGTTACGAACGGGTTGCGTGAAATAGCGTCGCTCAGGACCGACAATCACGTTCTCGAATACATCGGTCGTGATGACGGTGATGTCATCTACCCGTTGGATTCCAACACCTCTGGCAACCCGTGGTATTGGTCTTTCTGGGCTGATTCGGTGCGCCTCTACCCGACACCGTCATCGGTGGACACCATTTACGTCCGCGGGTATGCGGATCCTGCGGCGTTCGGAGCGGGATCTTCTGATGCGACGGAACCGTCGGATCTGCCAACCCCGTTCCACATGGTTCTCGCCACCTACGGGATTGCTCGTGCCTACGAGCAGCAGGAAGACCCGACGATGTCGGCGCAATACTTTTCGATCTTCAACCAGGAGCTGGACAACCTGCGTGCCCGCTACGAGGACATGCCTGCGGCACAGCCGGTCAGGTTGAACAGTCGCAGCGTGTCACGGTGGATGTCGCAAAGGTATCTGCCGAATCGGTTGCGCTACGCCTGGGAGTCGTAGCCGGTGGCGTCGACCACTTGGAAGCTTGAGGCGCTTGAGGCTTTCACGGGCGGTTTGAATCTTCGTTCCGACCAGTTCAATCTGGCAGGGAATGAATCCCCCGATCTGCTCAACGTCCTGGTTGATCCGCGTGGCGGCATACGTCAACGTGACGGCGTGGATCGAAGGAACCTGACAGCGTTGAGTGCCGACATTCAGGGAATCTGGGCGTTGCACACTGATAGCGGCACCAATCAGGTGATGGTGAACTACAGCACGAAGGTTGCCCACAGTGCTACGTCAAACTTCACAGACTTGACAGGCATCACCTCCCGAACGGATGGTTCCCGCGTGTACGGCGTGACGATGAACAACGTCGCCTACGGCGTGTCCTACGACCAAGTGTGTTTCAGGTGGAACGGCACGACGGCGGCGGATCTCGGCGTGACGTTCGGGTCGGGTGGCAACATGCCGCAGGCCCAGTACATAGCGGCGTGGAACAACTTCGCTTGGGTTGCCAACACCTACGAATCGGGGACTGCCCACAAGTACCGGTTGCGCTGGTCGAACGCCAACGATCCTGAAACGTGGACGGCAGCCGACTATGTCGACATCGACAAGGGCGACCACGGCGACTACATCACCGGCCTGTGCCCGATGGGTGACCGCCTGTTGGTGTTCAAGTCGAACAGTGTCCATGCCGTGTTCGGCTTCGACTCTGATTCTTTCCAGGTGGTGACGTTGAGCAACGATGTGGGGTCTGTTCCGTTGTCGTCGCCGGTAACGACCCCGTTCGGGGTGTTCTTCTGGTATGCCGACCAGGGCGTGTACCTGTACAACCGAGAATCTTTTGTTTGGGTGTTCGACAAGATGTCGCCGGCTGTTGACGACGGGCGCATTTCGTTTACCACGAATCCGCAGCTCGGATGGGGAAACAACAAGCTGTACGTTTCAGTTGACTGGACTGAGGCGGGTGCGACGACGCGTCGGACACTGATTTATGATCCGACGATTGCCGGCGGGGCGTGGGTCACCACTGACATTGATGCTGCCGCCATGTATTCGTACAGGCCACCGAATAGTTCTTCAACCGTTTACGGCGCGTGCGTTGCCAACACGGGGGTGTTGATCGACGTTGAGGACGAACAGAACCGTTCCACGGACAGGTATGCCTCGTCGGCTGAAACGCACATTTCGTCGTATTTCGTCACACGGTGGGTGTCGGGCAAGAACCCGATCCTGAAGAAGCGGTGGGGTCGCCCCCGCCTGGTCACATCGGCTGAAGCGTCCATCGTGTTACCTGTCCAGATTTACAAGGATTACGACAAGTCTGCTGCCACCGGCAGTTTCAATGTGACCATCGCTGGGAAAACGTCCACTTCACTGTGGGATACCGCCAAATGGGACGACGCTGATGACACATCGCCGTATTGGGCGGTATGGGACGCTATCTCCCGTGATCTCACCGCTGTGGTCTTGAACCTGCCCACACTCGGGACAGCGAAGGCTGTAAGTGTGAAAGTAAGCGGTCCGACTTCTAACAACCATTGGGAAATGAACGCTTTGGCTTTCGCCTATACGCCGAGGAGGCTGAGATAGATGGCAACACTGGCCGTTACTAACTCGTTCTCCGCTGGGACGACCATCGTCGCAGCGGACATGAACGAAAACTTCGACGACATCGAAGCATTCGTCAACAGCACCCCTGGGGTGATCCAGAACAGTTTGGTCGATGCCAAGGGCGACATCATCGCCGCTACGGCCGCCGACACTGTGGGCCGACTGGCGGTGGGCACTGACACCTATGTGCTGACCGCCGATTCGGGCGAGTCAACGGGTCTGATCTGGGCAGCTCCCACGACTGGTGACGTGACCGGCGTGGCCGCCGGCACGAACATCGATGTCGCGTCGGCCTCAGGGCCCGTTCCGTCGGTGGCTTTGGCAATCGACGCTGCTGTTGATGTCGGGGTCGACGGCACGGGCGTTGACGTGAGTTTCCACAGCGGCACTGCTGGTGATCTCATGCTTTGGGACGCGTCTGATAAGGCGCTGGAGTTCACAGATTCTAAGATCACGATGGGCGACAACCTCATCGAAACGCCAGAGTTGATCGACTACGCCGAATCGGTCAACGCCATTGGTGGCACGGGCGGAGGCACGCAGTCTCTGGACATCGCCCTAGGCAATGTCCAGACGGCAACGGTTGACACGTCAACGAATACGTTTACGTTTGACAACCCGTCCATTTCAGGCAAGTCGTGTTCATTCACTTTGATTCTTACGAATGGCGCGTCGCAGACGGTAGTTTGGCCGACCTCGGTCGATTGGGCTGGTGGAACCGCGCCGACACTGACCGCATCAGGTATCGACATTTTGACGTTTATGACCATTGATGGCGGAACCATCTGGTACGGCTTCTTGGCCGGCGCGGATATGTCGTAATGCCTCTTGGGGCGGCTAAGGCCGCGTTACTTGGTGCTGCTGGTTCTGCTGGTGGCCTCGGTGCTGGCTATTGGGCTGGCGGTTACATCGGTGGTACTCCGAACAGCATCAAGCAGATTTCCAAACTGTTGTACGTTGACGATTCCTGTGCGGCGATCACACCCGTGCTGACCTACACGAACTATGAGTTGGGCGGGTACGCCAACGCAGGGGTTTCTGGATATTGGGTCGGTGGCCGTCAGGACGGTAGCGGCACCCTGTTGACGCTTATCAATAAGACCGACTTTGACGACGATTCGACCTCCACGGCCAGCGGAAGCCTGGATGATGCCTGTCGTTTCTTCGGTGGCCTTTTTGCCAACTCGGGAACGGCAGGTTATTCCTGCGGCGGCTCCCCTTCAGGGGGCCGTACTGACGCCATTGAGAAACTGCTGTTTGCCGACGATTCCTGTGGTGCGATCACTCCAGTCCTGTCGCAGACGACTCGGGCTGGGGCGGGGTGCGCCAACTCGGGGACGGCAGGTTATTGGGCTGGCGGTGCGGCTCCGCTGAGTGACGTGATTGACAAGACGGCCTTTTCCGATGATTCCACGGCAGCGATCACACCGACTCTGGCGGCGGCAGTCCGCACGGGCGGTGCTGCGGGCCTCACGGGGACGGCAGCGTATTGGGGCGGCGGCTCCGACGCCGTCGGCTACTCAGCGGAGATCGACAAGACCGACTTCTCTGATGATTCCACGGCAGCCATCACCGCAGACCTTGCTACCGCTAACAGCGCTCCAGCAGCCTGCTCCAACGACGCGGGGTTGTAATGGACATCCAGCAGGCGATCATGGAAACCTCCCAGCCACGTTCCCGCTACATGCTGGAGACTCTGACCTTCGGCGCACACGACACCCCTGAGATGCGCTTCTACTACTGCGTCATCGAACTCAACGACAAGATCCACAAGTTCCGTCTGGCAGAGATCGGCAAGGAACGCATGGAGCGGGAGATGGCCCGTTTGGAGGAGTCCGACGAGCAGGACGCCGACCTTGACCTGCGGGAGAAGCGTGCCGAATACGATTTCTTTATGAGTGTCATGGCGGGTGGGGAACGAGAACTCCGCGACCTGTTCGACATCTACGAGAAGATGGAGCATTTCACCCGTGAGCAGATCGACGCCAACCAGCAGAAGTATTGGGAGGCGCGTATGACCCGTCAGACGCAGATGCAGATAATGGCGGGCGGCGTCCAGTGGTCCCAGTTGGACGCTATGCGAAAGGTCGGACTGCTGGACGATCTGGTCGCCGAACGCGAAGCAGTCCTCGTCCAGACGAACGGACAAGGGGAGATCAGCGGATGAAGTACCTCAAGTGGAAACTGTCCGATGGGGTTTCGGGCACCTACCCCGTCGAAGCAATAGGGGCGATGGGTGGCAGCGCCAACCCGTCCGCCTACGCAGCCTCAGACGGGTATCACATCGGCTATTTGTGGGAGGACGTTGACATCAGCCAACTTGACTCTGTGTGGGATGTCACGGAGGTCACTGAAGCGGAGGCGCTTGCTTTCGCTCAGGCACTCTGGGCCGACGCTGAGATTATGACCGACGGGCGCATCTCTGCCCAGCCATTCGTTCCGCCAGCCTGATGAACGAGCCGACCGATATCCGCCAAGTCAGAATCCCAACCGTCGCATTAGGTTTGATTCTGTCCGTGGCGGCGATAGTCGGCACGGTCACATGGTCATCTGCACGCCTGGTGGCACGCATCGACCATTTGGAGGCAACAGTGTCATCCATTGAGCAGACGATGGACATGAACGCCTACGCCAGGTCTGTCGACCTGGAGGATTTGCAGGTCACGGTTCATGCGTTGGGGGTCGCGTTGGATGATTTGGGCGACATGATCGACGATGACTGGTCGGTGGAGGACTGATGCCAACCGTCGTGTACAAGCCGACCCACAGGTTTGTGGGACCAAACTCCCTATCTATTGAGTACGAACTACGGAAGATCCAAGAGAAACTCGACGATCTTGAAGCACGGGTAACGGCCCTGGAGGCGTAGGAGCAGCATGGCTATCAGACGAGCAGCAGCAGAGTACGGAACGGCGATCAGCGACGAGCAGGTCACGGTGTCCACGGTTGCTATTGGGATCACGGCAGCATCAGGAGCTGTCGCTGCGATGGTGACCAACGGGGCGGAACCGATCAGGGTGCGTTGGGGAACGCCGACGGCCAGTGTGGGCCATTACTTGAACCCGTATTCGGTGCTGGACTTGTATGAGAACGATTTGGGCGACGTGAAGTTCATTCGCGTCGGTGGGTCGGACAGCATTATCGATGTCACCTACTTTGGTGTATAGGAGCAGCCATGCCGTCAAGGATCACGCAACGCATAGATCAGGTTCCCACGGGGGACATCACTGCTGTGACGACGCCGTCAAACGGCGGTTTGTCAGGGGGTGGGACGAGTGGCGCTATTGCCCTTTCTGTGGATGCAAGCAATCTGACAGCTCTTGGGGCGACGGTCGCTACGACGGATTACGTCGTGATTTACGACACGGATGGAAGCGCCACCAAGAAGGTTTTGGTTTCTAACATGCCAGGGTTGTGGGCGTAATGGCTTACAACATGCCAGGACTGCCATTCGATGTTGGTGCCGATCCGCTTAGTCGGCTGCGACCCCGACCCCGTGGAGGGATGCGCCCCCAGGGGCCGGTTGACCGGTTCGATGAGTCAATCGGTGAGAGGTCTCGCGGTGGGCGGATACCTCCCGAGTTGTTGCAGATGCTGATGGCGCAGTTCATGGGCGGTCAGGGTGGTGGGGCGCCTCGGCGTCCTCCGATGGGCGCCCGCAGACCACCGATGGGTGGCGGCAGGCCACCCGTGATAAAGATCGAAGACCTTGTACGGGCCATAAGTGGCCGCGGTGGCGGACGACGACCGCCGCAGCAGGCCGACATGGCCGTACCACAAGCACCCAGGTAACAGATGGCTGTCAACTATGCGGTGACGGGACGGGCCGACGACCAGTACCCGACGGTGGCGAACACGGCCTCCGCCACCTACGGGTCGTTGGGTGGTCAGATCTCGCCATCGTTCGGCAACACGGCGACACCACAGTTCGGGGGCAGCAACTCAGGTCAGCGTTTCTCCGACCTGCAATCGGCGCTTGCCAACATCGGATACCAGCGAACCGGCGTCCAACGCGAACGTGCAATGACGCTCGACGACCTGGGACGCCAGTTTCAGCAGACCCGTCGGCCGATCCCAGGGCAGTTCAACCGCAGGGGGATGCTCGATTCGGGGCAGTACCAACGTGCTGTGGGCCGCACCTATGAAGACGAGTTGCGGCGTGCGGGACGGTACGAGATTGGCGTTCAGGAGGCCCTGAACGCCCTAGCGG